TAACAGATGCACACGGAGTTAGGGCTGCTGTTGTAAATTCAAGATTGCAACTTTTCACTAACGGCAATACTTCAACTAACGTTGAAACTACAGCTAGTGGATCAGCTTCGGTTAACCCAACAAAAATTACTCTTCCATCAGGAATAACTTCTAAGCTTATAATAGGAATGACAGTTACTGACGTAAACGGTCACTGGTACGGAGTTGGTCGTTCTCAAAATGAGCCAGGTACAGTTATTGGTATATTAGGCGATGTAGTAACATTAAACTATCCTATAAGTCAAAATTTAACTAGTGTAACAGTTATATTCCAAGATTATTATATAGAAAAGACTGCTGATGGTTTTATTGGCGATGACTATATTACATTACAAGATGTATCTGGTGTAACTATTGGTAATAGTGTATTTGGAACAGGCATTACATACGGTGCTAAAGTTACTGCTATTGATCCAGAAAGTAATATAATATATCTATCAACTAGCAACAGTGGCATGGTTGACGGAATGGTAGAATTCTCAAATATAAATGCTAATGCTATAGTACTTAAAGTTGGTACTGGAAAAATTATTAAAGCATCAGCAAGCGATAGCGTACTTGGCATTGCTGCCGGAACATATTATGGTCCAGCATTAAGCATACAGCCACATTACACTGTACCTCGTTATAAGGGAAGAGACCTTTTCCCCCGTCCAACAGGTAGCTTGTGGCTAAAGACTACAAACGTAAATCTAGGAGCTTTCTTAGATGTTAAGGTATGGAGTTCTTCTACAGATAGTTGGAACAGAGTATCTTGCCCGGTATATAATAGTAATCAAAGTGCAACTTACAATTTAGACTTAGCTGGCGGCGGTAAGAATATTAAAACAGGTACTCTATACGCACAGTTTAACATAAGTGAATCAATACAAGTTGACGGAAGTCCAACATATGCTGATTATAAAATATTCCGTAGAACACAACCAGATCCTACAACATTTTCTAGTAAGATCATTGACGCAACAACTTTTCCTAGGGCTTCTCAAGGATTTACAGTTACTGGAGCAATTGCAGAAACTACATTAACTGTAACTAATATTAGCGATGGTGTAATTACAGCTAATAAAGTTGTAACTGGATTAGGTGTTTCAACAGGAACAACAATTGTAGAACAATTAACTAATACTAGTACTTTACAAAGCACTATTACACTTGCATCAGGTAACGGTACCCGTGTAACTTATACATTATCTGGAACAACTACTTACCCAGTAGGTTCAAGTGTTACTGTTGCTGGTATTACTGGTGGTACTGGAATGACTGGTACATTTACTGTATATTCAAGTGCAGCTGGAACATTAGTCGTAACTAGTACTGGCACAGGAACTCCAAGTAGCTATGCTGGAGCAACTGTTAGGTCAAGGTGCATTAGGCGGTAAAGGAACATACAACGTTTCTGTAAGCCAGACTGTTAGCAGCGAAGAATTAACTATAACTGGCTATGCTAAGAAAACATATCAGTTCAGTATGGCAGAAACACTAGTAGGTAAGTCAGGATTAGACATTGATAGAGTAATTGAATTCACTGCTGATGCATCAGTAACAGACGCAGCATTGCTTGCTGGTGTTATTAACTCAGCAGGATTTACTAACGTAGAAGCTAGAGTTGATTCATTAAACCGATTGATCATACAGCATAACAGAGGCGGCGAAATCCGTATTGCTGCTGGAGAAGTTAGTGGAACATTCCCAACACAGACTGCTGATGCATTAACTCAATTAGGATATACAGCATATAACATTAACCTAGAAACTGGAACAAAGAGTCTCTATGCAGCACCAAGTGGTGATACATCACATACATTTGTTGCAACAAATTGGGAGCCTTTAATTTATACTGCTAACTCAGTAGCTCCGGCTAATAAGCCAGTTACTGGAAGATTATGGTATAACGATACAGTTGATACTGTTGATATTATGATCCATAACGGAGATACATGGGTTGGCTATTTAGATCCAACAAGCCCATATTATAACGAAGACGGTGTAGATTTCTTAACTGATCCAGCTGGTCCAATTGTACAGGCTACTAAGCCAACTACACAAAGCGATGGAACACATCTACGTACTGGTGATATATGGATTGATACTTCAGACATTGAAAATTATCCAGTAATTAGTATTTGGGATAATTTTAGCTTAACTTGGGTACCAGTTGATAATACAGATCACACTACAGAAAATGGTATCATATTTGCAGATGCACGTTACAATACTAACGGTGCAAACAGCCAATATCCAGGAGCAATTGCTGATCTATTACACAGCAATTTCATAGACTGGGATACTCCAGATCCTGCACTTTATCCAAGAGGTATGTTACTATTTAACACACGTCGTAGCGGATTTAATGTAAAGAGATATGTACAAAATTACATTAACACAACTAACGGATCTCTAAATGCTCGCTTCAATAACGAAAGTGAAGGCGGCTATTATCCAAATCGTTGGGTAAATGCAAGTGGTTCAGATGAGCATTTTGTTGCTTATTTTGGAAGACACGCACAACGTAGTATTGTTGTTAAGAATCTAAAGTCACTAGTTGATACTAACCAGGATATACGTGATGATGAAAGAAGAATCTTTAATCTAATCGCAACTCCAGGTTATGTTGAACTAATAGCAAACATGATTGAGTTAAATCTAGATCGTAAGCAGACAGCATTTATTGTTGGTGACTCACCATTCCGTCTACCAAGTGATGCAACATCCTTAATTAATTACTTCTCAAATGCAGCAGTTGCAGTTGATAACAATGATAAGGGATTAGTATCGTTTGATGATTACTTGGGTGTTTACTATCCAAGCGGATACACAACTGACAATTCCGGCAACACTATTGTAGTTCCTCCAAGCCATATGGCACTAAGGACTATTTCATTAAGTGATGCAGTTAGCTATCCTTGGTTTGCTCCAGCAGGTCTACGTCGTGGTATTGTAACTAATGCCACAGCTAGTGGATATGTTGATTCAAAGACTGGTGAGTTCGTAAGCATTGCTCTTAATAATGGACAGCGTGACACACTATATCAACAGAACATTAATCCAATTACTTTCCTTGTAGGAAGTGGATTAACAGTATTTGGTCAGAAGTCAAGAGCACCAGCAGCTAGCGCAATGGATAGAATCAACGTAGTAAGACTAGTTGTTTATCTACGTACACAACTATCAATTCTTGCTAAGCCATATCTCTTTGAGCCAAACGACAAGACTACTAGAGACTCAGTAAAGGCTTCAGTTGAGAGCTTAATGCTAGAATTAGTAGGACAACGTGCTCTTTATGATTACTTGGTTGTTTGCGATACTTCAAATAATACCCCAAGCAGAATCGATGCTAACGAACTTTATATCGATATAGCAATTGAACCTGTTAAGGCAATTGAATTTATTTACATACCAATCAGAATTAAGAACACAGGCGCAATAGCTGGATTATCTAGTAAATAATCCAGCCCAAAAATACCGGGTGGCTAGATAATAAATAAAGTATAACTAGGAGTTTAGAATGGCTATTTCAACACTAACAAAACTGAGCGTACCGATAGCATCGGACCAGAGTTCGAGCAATCAGACTCTGTTGATGCCAAAATTACAGTATCGCTTTAGAGTCACCTTTGATGGATTCGGTGTAACAAATCCAACTACTGAATTGTCGAGACAAATTGTCGACTGCACTAAACCAAATATTTCTTTCCAAGAAATAACATTAAATTCATACAACTCGCAAGTATATCTAGCAGGTAGACATTCTTGGCAGGCTGTTAGTGTTAACATACGTGAAGATGCTACAGGTATTGTACAGAAGCTCGTTGCAGAACAACTACAGAAACAGTTCGACTTCTACGAGTCATCAAGTGCTGCTAGTGGTGTTGATTATAAGTTCCTAACACGTATCGAAATACTCGATGGTGGTAACGGTGCTTATACACCAAATGTACTTGAGACTTGGGAGATGTACGGTTGCTTCTTAG